AATGTTGACAAGGCTGTGTTCATTGGTTCAACTTCAGAATTGATTAAGCAGTTACGAAATGAAAAATGATGGTTACCTTGGCAATGAACGCCTAAAAAAAGTTGGTGTAGAATTATCTTTTACTGAAGAACAGTTAAGAGAGATTATTAAGTGTACCGAAGACCCGGTATACTTTATTCGAAACTATGTTAAGATTGTCAATGTGGACAAAGGTCTTGTGCCTTTTGACATGTGGCCATTCCAAGAAGACATGGTTCGTGACTTTCATGCCAATCGATTCTCTATCTGTAAAATGCCTCGACAGGTTGGTAAAACAACTACAACAGTTGGTTATATGTTGTGGTCTGTTTTATTCCAAGACGATTATACAATTGCCATTCTTGCAAACAAAGGCGCTCTTGCACAAGAAATTATGTCTCGTTTACAAAAGGCATATGAATATCTGCCCCTTTGGTTGCAACAAGGCATCATCGTTTGGAATAAAAGAAACATTGAACTAGAGAATGGTTCAAAAGTTTTTGCATATGCGACATCTGCGGCTGGTGTGCGAGGCGGTTCTTACAATCTAATCTTCTTAGACGAATTTGCTTTCGTACCTAAGAATATGGCAGATGACTTCTTCACATCTACCTATCCAGTTATTTCTTCTGGTAAAACAACAAAAGTTATCATCGTATCAACACCATTTGGTCTGAATCATTTCTACAAGATGTGGGTTGATGCAATTGAAAAACGGTCAACATACAAACCAATTGAAGTTCATTGGTCTATGGTGCCGGGTCGTGATGAGAAGTGGAAAGAAGAAACAATTCGAAACACTTCAGAAGAACAGTTTCGACAAGAGTTTGAAACAGAATTTATTGGGTCTTCTGCAACATTGATTTCTGGTGCAAAACTGAGGTCACTTGCATTCTTCAATCCAATATCTTCTATAGACAGTTTTGATGTATACGAAGAACCTAAACCAGGTCATTTGTATATTACAACAGTAGATTGTTCAGAAGGCGTTGGAGCTGACTATTCTACAATTAATGTGCTTGATGTATCACAAGTTCCTTACAAACAAGTTGCAAAGTACCGCAACAACAAATTGCCTCTATTGTTTTTTCCAACAATTATTTACAGTATTTCAAAAAGATACAATGAGGCATTTATATTAGTTGAAACAAATAATGTTGGTCAACAAGTAGTTGACATTTTACATTACGAATTAGAGTATGAAAACATCTATAAGATTGACCATCATCATATCAAAGGTCAAACAATTTCTGGTGGTTTCAAAAGAGCCGCAAACTTTGGTATCAAAACAACAAAAACAGTCAAAAAGATTGGTTGTGCCAATCTGAAAACTTTAGTTGAATCAGACAAGTTGATTGTGAATGACTTTGATACCATCGCAGAAATGAATACTTTTGTTCGTTTTCGTGATTCGTATGCAGCCGAAGAAGGTAACAATGACGACCTTGTAATGGGTTTAGTTTTGTTTGCTTGGTTGACTGCACAATCTTACTTCAAAGATTCTACAAACATAGATATAAGGCGAGTTCTAATTGAAGAACAAAATTTACTTGCCGAAGAAGATTTGGCACCAGTAGGATTCATCGATGACGGTAAAAGAGAAGAAATTTTAATAGACTCTGGTGATGTGTGGACTGAAAGAGGGTATCCATCCTCAATTTTATAAAAACATAAATACAATATAAAAAGAAATTGACCCGATAACAAAAGGAGAAATCCATGGCATTTCAATTATCCGCTGGGGTAAATGTATCAGAAGTTGACCTGACTACAATTGTCCCTTCAGTCGCCACTTCCATTGGCGCATTTGCCGGACCGTTTGCCTGGGGACCTGCGAATACTGTCATTACCATCTCTGATGAGGTTCGCCTCGCAGCGACATTTGGTAATCCTGGCAGCACAAATTATGAACACTGGTTCTCTGCTGCGAACTTTTTGGCTTACACGAATAACTTAAAAATTGTTCGTGCTGTTAATGTTGCACAAACACGGAACGCTACTGCAAATACTGCTGTATTAATCGACAATGAAGATTCTTATGAGGCAAACTATGCTTCGGGTTCTTCAAATGCGTATGGTGAGTTTGCTGCTCGTTACGCAGGTGCGATTGGTAACTCACTCAAAGTATCTGTTGCTGACTCAAATACTTACAGTTCTTGGACATATGCCAGTCAGTTTACTGAGGCTCCAGGCACTTCCAGTTACACTTCTAGTCAAGGTGGTTCGAATGACGAATTGCATGTCATTGTTGTTGACGAAGACGGTGTAATTACTGGTACACAAGGTACTGTTTTAGAGAAATACTCTTTCGTTTCGAAGGCATCTGATGCAAAAGACGATAGTGGCAACTCTAACTACTACAAAAATGTAATCGAACAACAATCTCAATACATCTACTGGATGGATCACCCGTATGCAAATGGCGCAAACGCCACATGGGGAACGACCGCATCTGGTACAGGCTTTGCAAATCTGACTTCAAATGTTACAGTATCTCTTGCCGGTGGTGTTGATGGTACAATCTCTACTGCCAATGTAATTACTGCATACGATTTCTTTGATTCTGCTGAATCTGTTGATATTGCTTTAGTCATCTCTGGTCCTGCCAACGCAACTCTTGCTACAGACCTCATTTCATTGTGCGAGTCTCGTAAAGATTGCCTGGTGTTCTTGTCACCAGAGAAAGCTGATGTTGTAAATAATCCAGGCGATGAAGTGACTGACACAGTTGCTTATCGTAATACATTGACATCTTCTTCTTATGCTGTTCTTGACGGCAACTGGAAGTATCAATATGACAAATATAACGATGTTTACCGTTGGGTTCCACTCAATGGTGACATTGCAGGACTCTGTGCAAGAACAGACTTAGAAAGAGACCCATGGTTCTCACCTGGTGGTCTGAATCGTGGTATCATTAAGAATGTGATTAAACTTGCATACAATCCAACAAAGACAAATCGTGATGACTTGTATGTTAAAGGAGTTAATCCGGTCGTTTCCTTCCAAGGCGAAGGTACAGTTCTGTTTGGTGACAAGACAATGTTGAGTAAACCATCGGCATTTGACCGCATCAATGTTCGCAGACTGTTCATTGTGCTTGAAAAGGCAATTAGTCGTGCTGCAAGATTCTCGTTGTTTGAGTTTAACGACCAATTCACACGGGCTCAGTTCGTTGCGCTTGTTGAACCATTCTTGCGTGATGTGCAAGGTCGCCGTGGTATTACAGACTATCGTGTTGTCTGTGACGAAACAAATAACACACCAGAAGTTATCGACCGCAATGAGTTTATTGGTGATATCTACATCAAACCTGCTCGTTCGATTAACTTCATTCAACTCAACTTTGTTGCAGTTAGAACGGGTGTTTCGTTTGATGAGGTCGTAGGACAGTTCTAAATAGAGAAACAGGAGAAAATTAAATGGCATTTAATGTAAACGAATTTAGAAGCCAAATGATTGGTGACGGTGCCCGTCCTAATCTATTTGAAGTTTCTATGCCGTTTCCTGCGTTCTCTGCGCCAGGAAACGCTCAAACAAAATTGACCTTCATGTGTAAGACTGCACAATTACCAGGCGCCACGCTTGGTGTTGTGCCAGTTCAATACTTTGGTCGTGAATTAAAGTTTGTTGGTAACAGAACATTTGCAGATTGGACACTTACGGTTATTAACGATGAAGATTTTGTAGTTCGCAATGCCTTCGAAAGATGGATGAATGGCATTAACTCACACAATCTGAATGTTCGTAATCCAGCTGCTTTGTCACCACTTGGTTATACTGTTGACGGAGATGTTACTCAGTTTGGTAAAAACGGTGACAACATTAAACAGTATAAGTTTGTTGGTTTGTTCCCAACTGATTTAACACCAATTGATGTTGATTGGGGTTCAAATGATACGATTGAGGAGTTTTCAGTCACTCTCGCCTATCAATGGTGGGAGTCAGTCACAGACGGTGTAGTGTAACGATAGAGGGATTTTTCCCTCTATCAATTTTTAGAATGGATATCTAATGGCAATTAAGCTCTTCGGTTTCACTTTAGGTCAAAAGGATGTTGTTCAGAAGCAAGACCCTGAACAACCTTCTTTTGCACTTCCAACAGAGGCACTAGACGATGGTGCCGTCACTATTACACAAAACGCTTACTATGGTACATATGTTGACCTAGAAGGCGCTGTTCGCAATGAACTAGAACTCATTACTCGTTATCGTGAAATGGCAAATCATCCAGAATTGGAACAGGCCATTGACGATATTGTTAATGAGGCAATTACACACGATGTAACAGGTCGCACAGTTGACATTGTTACTGATAAATTAAAACAACCAGAGACAGTCAAAAGAAAAATTCGTGAAGAATTCGAAAACATTCTGAAGATGTTGAACTTTGGTAATTTGGCTGATGATTTGTTCAAACGGTGGTACATTGACGGTCGCATTTACTATCATGTTGTAGTTGATGACTCAGACCCAAAAGCAGGCATTAAAGAACTTCGTTATATCGACCCACGCAAGATTCGTAAAGTGCGTGAAGTCAAAAAGGGTAAAGACCCAAAGACTGGCGCTGATATCATTCTATCAATTGCCGAGTATTATGTTTATTCAGACCGTGGTACAGCATCACAATCTTATGGTGCTTCTGTAAACTCTGGTCTTCGTATTGCACCAGATGCCATCATCAATGTGAATTCTGGTCTGATGGATGCAAAGAATACATTTGTTATTTCATATCTTCACAAGGCAATCAAACCACTCAATCAATTGAGAATGATTGAAGATGCGGTTGTAATCTATCGTCTTGCTCGCGCTCCAGAAAGAAGAATCTTCTATATCGATGTGGGTAATCTACCTAAGATGAAGGCAGAACAATATCTACACGATATGATGGTTAAACACAAAAATAAACTTCAATATGATGTTACAACTGGTGAGATACGAGATGACCGTAAATTTATGACCATGCTTGAAGACTTCTGGCTTCCAAGACGTGAAGGTGGTAGAGGTACTGAAATCACTACACTTCCTGGCGGTCAAAATCTTGGCGAGATGGATGATGTAGATTATTTCCGCCGTAAACTCTATAAGTCTCTCAATGTTCCTATCACAAGAATGGAAACTGAAAATCAGTTTAATCTCGGAAGATCAACAGAAATCACACGGGATGAACTAAAGTTTACAAAGTTCATTAAAAGACTTAGAGCACGTTTCAGTATTCTTTTTGATGAATTACTAGAAGTACAATTGGTCTTAAAGGGTATTCTTACTCGTAAAGACTGGAATAAAATTAAAGAAAATCTTCATTATAACTTCACTCATGATAATTATTTCTCTGAATTAAAAGAAGCAGAGATTCTTAGAGAAAGACTTAGTATTATGAATGAGATTGATC